CGCTCTTGTTTCGTCAAGCAATCGGCAGATTTCCCAGAATAATCCTGATCTAGCACCACCCAATCCTGCTCGTTTTCCAGCCACTGATAAATCTTGGCAGGGGAATCCACCTGTGATGATTCCGTTGCTTGGTTCAAATCCGCACTTGATAAGTTGTTCACCTGTTACCCCCGTTATATCTCCAAATATGGTTGATTGTGGAAAATGCTTTTTCAATACTTCTTGTGCTTTTTTATCTATCTCAACTGATGCAACTACTTTCACACCATTGCGTTCCAAAGCTAGATCAAAGCCACCAACGCCAGCGAATAAGGAAACTGCAGTTCTCATTTAGAGCCACCCCATCCTTCGCCTTTGAAGATGGTGCCACCTAATGTGTATTTGCGCTTCATTAATCGTGTTTTGCAACCTTCGCAACGCACGATTTTTTCCTCAATCATTCCGAAGAAAGCATCAGCCGTATGGCCACACTCACATTCAAATTGATAGATTGGCATTTCTTACCCCCGTTCGTTTATGTCTTGCGTGGCGTTGCAGGAATCGAACCTGCCCCAACTGTTGCCAGTTGCCCCGTGGGTGAACCATCACAACGCCTTCTTGGGTGGAAAGGACTAGAACCCAAGACCTCTATTAGTTAACTGGTTTTGCTCCCAGTTGTGCCAGCAATGCCTGCACTGCAGGGTCATTAATGTTGGCACTGGCAGTTGCAACTGGCGCAGGCGCTGAGCCGCCGCCACCTGCGATAAATGCGTTGGCCTTAGCCACTGCATCAGCATCGCCCGTTGCATCAATGAGAATCCACGGCGCTGACTTTCCAGGCTTTGCCGTTCCCTGTCCAATGCGTGCCAATACCTTTTGGCCGATCTTAGTTTTCAATGCGTTCTTCAAAGCTACATTGAAGAATAGAACTGAATCGTGTGTGTGGCCTGTGTCTAGGTCATTGATGCGTACTTCAATTGCATCTGCATCCCCGTGAACTGTTTGAATACCTGTTTTGTATTCCAATGGCTCAAGGATAAGCAAGTGTCCGTTCAAATCAGCAACTTTTACTGATTCTGTGTTGTTACTAGGTGCTGAAAATGCCATTTGACATTCCCCCGTTTCTTTTTAGTTGGGTGGTGCTTGGTGTTAGTTTGTTTCTAACTCTTTCGGCGGTGTTAGTTCCGCCAATTCTTTTGCTATGTCATTGATCGTTTTGGCTGGGATTCCACATCCGCAACCGTCACGCTCGCACATTACTTTGCCCCTTTACTTAAATTGCATTTGCCGTGAGATGGTCGCACATTTTCAATGGTATCTGTTCCACCATTGACTAATGAAATCAAGTGATCAATATGCAAACCAAATTCCCAGCCATTTTTGCCAGGTTGTCTTGGAGCTTGCATATCAATTTCAATGTTACACAAATGACATTTTGTTCCATACTTTTTTAAAACATCTTCTTTTGTGTAAGGAATATGTCGAGTTTGATATTTATTTGCTCGCCGTTTTCTTTCCCACAATGCTCGTTTTTCAGGATTTTCTTTTCTGTATCGCTTAAATCCTTGTTTTACTTTTTCAGGGTTGTTTAAACGAAATAATTTTGAGCGTTCACGATTTTTTTCAGCATTTTTAACCCTGTGATTTTTCATTTGACTCTTTAAACAATCTTTACAATCAGGGCGTAATTTTGATTTCATTCGCAAATCTTTATAAAATTCTGAATGTTCTTTTTCAACTTTACATTTTGAACACTTTTTTAGGGTCAATGATGTATCATTCATTGGTGGCCTTTCCTGAGGCTATCAGCTCCTGGCGGTTGACCCCGCGCAGGAGCATTTTAATTTGTGTAACAAATTTATCACACTTAAGCATTTGAATTTGTATTTCCATTACAAGCAATTGATAAATCTTTGCTAAATGGCCTGAAGTACGGGCAGTATTGGCACATACGGCTTGGCGTTGAAGGTATTAAATCCCACATTTCAGGTGTTGTTTCAACATCAATTGTTGAAAGCAACTCATAAACGCTATCTAAACGAGCAAGCGCAGAAATGGCTGCGGCTTCATCGTAATCAAATAGTTCAATGTGCATATCATCAATGGAACCGCCTGTTGGCAAGAAGATAAGGCCAACCTTATTTACTTGCACACCTTGCTGGGCTTTTCCGTAGCCATAAAGCTGAACCTGCGTAATCTGTTGGCTGGTGGCACCTTCACTGCGCTTGGCTTTGACACCTGCAGGTGATGTGGTTTTCCAGTCCAACACATAACCCTTTTCTTTGTCGAAAAGGTCAACGGTTCCTGAAAGGTTTGCTCGGATTTGTACCTTTTGCTCAACCTCGTATCGTTCAGGCATCTTGCTAAAAATTCCTTCAAGAAATGAATGGATGGCGGTGCCGACATTGGCAGCCCAGGAACCGCCACCCGATTCATTTGCCTTATCCCAATCCAGCAACTTGTAAGCAAGCCTGCGTACACATTCTTGCCCTACTTCACTTGGCCCAATATAAACCTGTTGGCTTCTTGGTGACCACTTGCTTGCTTCGGTGATGATGTGTTGCAACTCAAGCCCAAGTTCTTGTGCTGGTGTGTTCAAAGGTGTAAAGGTCATTTGATTATTCATCCTCATCTAAGTTCAATCGTGCAGCCATATCTTTTGCAGCTTTGGCTTGCCAATTACGCTTCTTGCCATAATCGCTTTCTTCTTGCCAACGCTCATATAATTGCCACATCAATTGACGCTCACCTTCGTATTCTCCATCTTTGCGTGCGCGATCAATCTTGCCCTGCCAATAGTCTGCAATTTGTGAGGCATAATAAAATGTACCTATCGCTTGCTTCATATTGCCATTTGATTGAACTTTAATCTCTGCAGGTTTCAAGTCTGAAACATCAGGCGCATACATCATCAGTTCCTGTATTTTGCCTTGAATCACCATTTTTATATGATGTTCAAGCATTTCATCAGGAACTACTGAAGATGCGGTAAGGCTCTCGCCCCACTGTCGAACCTGAACTGTTAATCCATCTTCATTGCTTGCTTCAGCTTTTTTGCGAAACTGAATATTCTTAGCAAGTTCTTCTAGATTGATTTCCAGTTTCATTTATTCATCCTCATTTACAATTGAAAATCTACGAGAGGTTGATTTTACCTCAAGTGCTTCAATTACCTGCGCAGGCAAGATTTCGCGGGCGCGTTTGGTGTCAAATCGTGTTGATTCAACAAATGACCATCTGACAACGGGGCGGTTTTTATACAACCCTGTTTGGCAATCGCCTAATGCAGCCTCAATGTGTGATCGAGCTACATCGGCAACCTCTTGCCATTCTTTTACTTTGGCTACGGCATTTTTATATTGCTCAAGCCAAGCGGCGGCATTGGCATCAAAGTCAACCACGCCTGTTTCTATTTCCACGCTCATACTAACCCCCATTAGTAATAGTTCTTTTGCTTAAAATGATTCCAAGCCCCACACGGACCCGATGAACCATATTTGCGGCCAATGTAGGCCAGTGCTGCAATCGTTTGGGCAACAGTTGATTTACTGCGCTTCATTCCAAGATTGCGATAAGTGCCATCCAATAATTGACCAACTCCGCTGGCCGTACTGGTTGGGTTGTCCTTATCCTGCCAAGCGCTTTCTTTGCTCATTAGGGCATTGAAACACTTGAACTGTTGTGCCGTCAGTAGCTCGCGGGCTACTTCCTTTGGATTCACCTGCATCAAATGTGGTCGCTCTTTGTAGATAACCAATTCAGGTACTGCAGGTTGAGCCGTAATTGCTTGAACCATCAATGAAGTGCTAACGCTAACCACCACGATCAGTGCCAGCCTTTTGATGAGTCTTTTGTCTGTTGGTGTAATGGTGCTGCTCCTTGTTCAGTTGCAGTCAACTTTTTTAATATTCGCCTGACATAGCCAGGTGAAGTATTAAGTCGAACTGCAATTTCGTTGGCAACTAACCCCTTTGCGTGCAGTTGGATAATTCGTAACGCCATCCCTTTGAAGGCATAATCCTTATCTTTTGCAACAACGGCATCTCTTTCGGCTGGCGTTGAGCCACCCCAAATGCCGTGGGTTATTTGCTTTTCTAGTGCGTACTCCAAACACTCCTTACTGTGAATACAACTTGCGCATATTGCTTTAAGTTGGTGCAGTCTTTCTGCCTCTTGTGTGCGGTTATCAGGAAAGAATAAATCCTTATCCTCAATCTCTGCACACTTGGCTTCATCAAAGCGGGGTAGATCAACAAAGAAATCAAAAGTTTTCAATGCTTTTCATCCAGCCATTGTTGAAGGTCTTGGATTACCCAAGATTTTTCAATCCCAGCGTTTCGGCGCTTAAGAATGATGTAATGCAATGGCACCTCGGTTAACCCGCGAGCCTTTGCATAGTTTTCTGCCTCAACTTCGGCTTCACGCCAAAATTCAGGCAAACTTATTGTTTTACGATTCTTGAGTTCAAGAATGTATTGCTTGCCACCAATGATTGCGACCAAATCGCCTTCATCGTTCTTTCCAGCCTTTACCAAACGCTCACATAAAGCACCAGCACTACGAAGCCAACGCATAACATCGGTTTCAAATTGTGCGCCTTTGCGCCCGTTTGGATTAGCCATTGAGTTATTTAACCGCCTTCAATGATGGGTAGTTGCCTTGAGCCTCACGCCCAATGCGTGCAAACTTAACTGCTCGAATCAAATCTTCAGCCAAAATCAACGCTTCTTGCTCACTCATATTGCAAAGCAATGGCGCGTTTTCGCCTAAATTGTCGCGGGCATTATCAAGGTGTTCAAAGTAGCCATCGGCTTTAACTGAACGATCTGCCGAATGGCGCAACAAATCCAAATCATCTAACTCGTATGCCCCAACAACATCCTGCACCAAATCTTTAACCGCATCTTGTTCCTCTAAATAGAGTGCAATGCGCCCGTCAGAATGTGTGTGGACTGAAAACAATGGGTCGCGATTCATTGGCCTTCACCGATCTCAAAAGCTGAAATAATAATTGCGTACAAAGCAATAATGCCAATAAAGCCGCATATTAAGCCTAACCAAAACATTTGATTTTCCTTTCCGTTCAAAGTAGATGCGCACATACTACACACCTTTGAACAGGGCAACCGCTTAGACTCGCTGAACCTCAATTTGAAAAGGTGGGGCGGTGTTAATGTCATATTTGGCAGCAATTGCCAGCGCTTGAAGTATTTGTTCTTGCGCCCAATCAGGTTGGGCAAGGTTGGGCAATTGCCCCGCCAATGCGCCAAGCGCGTAGGCAGAGCCTGAGCCAACCCCATAAAGCCCATCGGCAGATTGGGTCACACTTAGATCATCGCCAATTTCAAAAATGTTGCTAGCAAATGCCAATAAGTATGAATAACTGATTCCTTCTTTGGTGTAATCAAATCCCTGCAGTTTGAACGCTGCAATGATGCTTGGGATTATCTTTTTGCCCATAAAGGTAACTGGATTGGTGCCATCGTATGCTGGCGGTGTCCAGTTGTAAGTCAAAATATCCCCTGGGCGGCAATCACCGCTTACGGCTAATAGGTACTTTTTCAGCTTCACAATCTTGGGTGTGCTGGGCGAGATGATGCGCTTATCCCCATCGGTCACCTGAGAGTCTGCCCCTAAAATGGCAAAATCAGGCCCCTGGAAGGCGATTAGCGTGGTCATTGGCCAAGTATAGGGTAAAGGTGTGGAAAGGCGTGGAAACCCTAGCAATTCCCCAATTTCTTCGGGTTTCCACGCCTTCAGCCGACCCTAACACGCTCAAAAGCCGTTATCAAATTGTTATCAACATTTTTGGCAATTTGGGGTCAAATGTTGCTTGTCTGTATATACAGGTGCTAAGTTTCTCTTATGGGGAACGGCCCCAAAGAAAGAAGGCTTAAAATGTCACTTCAATTCGTAAAAATCAGCTCAAAAGAATACATCACACTTGATGAGCAGTATGCAGTAACAAACATTGTTGGTGCAGGTTGGATTGCTCGCAAGAAAAACAATGGCGATGCTTACTACAGTTTGCAAATTGTAGAACAATCTTTTGGTTCTGCATTGGAAGCAATGTCAGCACTACGCACAAAGGTAGGTGCATAATGAATCTTTACCAAGTCAGACTTTTTATCAATAACAAATGGCAAGTTATTCGCACTTATGGAACAGAATCTGAAGCATTGATGTTTGCCCAGCTTTTGCAGCCTGAATGGGATGTTAAAGAAGTTTCTGTTGCTGAAGCAAATCAGGCAGGTAACTAATGTTTTCAACCAACTACACCTGCAAATGCAATGCCTGCAAAGAAACATTTGAATCAGTTATGAAGGTCAACCTATGCCTGCCTTGCTTTGAGGCATACCTAGCGAATTTGGAGAATAACTAAAATGGGTGCTTACAAGGAATTGGTAATTGATATTGCTGACACAATGTTTCAAATCAGCCGTGATCTAAATACTGCAAGTGAATCAGGCGATTTTGATGAGATGAAGGAATCATTGCGCAGAGCAATTGTTAACTCTGCACTAACCATTGCCCATATTCAAGAATTGGAGAATTAAAAATGATGTTAATTGATGGTGCTTTATATTGCCAATGCGGTAATGGAATGATTCACAAAGCAAGCATTGGTTGGATGTGTACCGAACACGGCGTTACTGGAAAGGTTGAACAAAATGATAACTAAGCGTGGCAAGCGTGTACGAGCAGTTGCAATCTTGATTGGCCTAATCGTCATTTGGCAAGTTGCCAGCAACCTTTGGTGGGTTGGCATTGATGCACCGAGTGCTGAGTTTCTTGGCTGGTGTTGGGGTTCAATGAGTGAGTGCGTGGTGTTGTGACCTGCAAACATATTTACCAGCATATTGGGCTGGAAATTTGCCCTGATTGTGGCAAACCAACCCACGACCCCAATAACACAGTAATTGCACAAACTCACAAACAATGGGTTGCAGATAACCCTGACTACATACCAAGCGGATGGACTTCAATATGACACCACTACGATCAATTCGAGTTGATGCCGATTTGTGGCATTTAGCTTTAGAAAAAGCACGAAATGAAGGTACTACTGCAACTGCAATCATCATTAACGCGTTGCGTGATTATGTAAACAAACTGTAATTAAAAGCACGAAACCGCCACTTGCAGGAACGGCTGCAGGTGGCGGTTTCGTTATGGGGGCGATTTCGCGCCTAAGAGTTAATCTATATGTGTTGCAAGTTCAGCACAAATTGCAGCGTAAGCCGCTAAATCAATCGCTGAATCTAAATGTGTTGGCATTGCAGAAAGGCGAGCAAGTTTCATTGCTGCCATACATAAAGCTGCAACTTCGGGTGGAACTGCATCGCCAGGTTGTGCAGTTTCAACATATCGTTCTAAAACAATTCCTAATAAAACGCCAATGCGCTTATGGTTAATGCGTGGTTCATCGTAGGAAACATTGCGATCACCGTATGTAAGGCGCTTGGCTTCATCTAAAACTTCGCCTCTATCCATTTGCATCCCCCATTTCATACCAGCCATCGCCCCAAAGGGTCAACAGGCGCTTAAAGTAAGCCTCGTATTGAAGGCCGATAGTATCAAGGTTATAGAGCGATACGGCACGATTGCGGATTTTGGCGCGATCTAGGTATTTGACCCCTTCGGCTGCCTGCATAAATTCAGCCAAAGTGCGGCACCTAAAGCCTGAAACGCCATCAGGATTGTTTTCTGTAAATGCGCCCCAATCAGTTGTGATTGTTGGCGTGCCACAAGCCTGTGATTCGATGACTACATTGCCAAAAGGTTCTACATAAAGCGTTGGTGCAAAGGTGGCAATGGCACCGCCCATCAATTCAGCTCGTTGTTCGGGTCCGACTGAACCGACAAACTCGCCGTACCCGCTTTGCTCACCAGGCCCTGCCAAGATAAGCCGCTTGCCTAATCTTTCGCAAACTTCTTGGGCGATTCTGTAGCCTTTTCGGTCAATCAAGCGACCAATGAACAGGTAATAGTCACCTTGCCCGTCTCCCAATGGGAACATTTCAGGTTCCAAATACCCTGGAATAACCGCATCGTAAAATTGGCCATCTGCCGTTGTTGGGTTTTTCCACCCTGCATAGATTGAGTGCATCCAGGCATAGGACTCAAACACCCGATACTTGGCAAACACACCGCCGTAGCCAACGCCAAACTCCACGGACATATGAGCAGGAAAGGCATCGGCAATTGGCTTTTGTGCGCTGCCACCGATCAAGCAAATGAAATCTTGCTTTTGGATGCGCTCGCCAATTGCCTTGATTGCATTGGCATTAAACTCATCCCACAAAGGCCCATTGAACGGGAACTGGGTGTAGTGGGGAACGGCTGCAACCGCCTCGGCACGCTTGGAATCTGTCACGCAGGTAATCAGTTCGGTAACAGGTGCCTCAACGGTTTCGCCTGCATACAAGAATACTTCGTGGCCTAGATCGTGCATCATTATGCAAAAGCGGCGCACCTTTTCAGTAAAAGCGCACCCTGCGAACTCTTTTGTTACCTGTGTGTGTGGCAGTGCCACAATATGAAAACGCATTGATTCCCCCGAATCTGTTTTTAGAAGTTTGGCTTGTTTGCTTCTTGAGCTGCAATCATTTCGTCATAGGTGCTTTTTAGCATTGAGGTAAATTCCCCGTTGCCACGGTCAATGATGGCGTGTTCTACGCCTTGCTCATCTGTTATATAAGTTACTTTATCCATTTTATAGCTCCGCACTAAAACCGATGTAGCCTGATAAGGTATTGTTTGTAACAATCAAAGAAGGTCTAAATGCCGTTGTTCCCGAAGTAGTTCCAGAAACTGTTGAAGAAATTTTTCCAGTATATGCAATAGTTAATGCTGAAATTGCAGCAAATGCTGAACCATCGGAATTTGCCAAAGTTGAAAAATCAACCGAAGTTGGAGCAGTGCGCATAGCAACTGGATTGTTTACATTAAAAACTGAAGTTGTTCCTGAAAAATTAGTAGAACCTGCTCCAAATGATTGATAAATAGAATCTCCACCTGCACGCCAGTAATACCGCTGACACAATGCCAACTCCCCGCCGATTGAGCCGCCAGCGCGAGCGAAGGGGGTACTTTGCGCCCCAAGTTCGAGCTGCACACCTGTAATATCAAAGTTAGCGGTTGCAACTGTGTTGTTATAGGTTCCCATAACAAAACCTAAACTGCTCGCATCTGATGGAATGGTTACAGTTTGACTGTATTTAGTCCAAGCGGTTTGACCAGTAAAAGTAAAATCTGAACCAACTGCAGTTCCAGTTCCAGCATTTGAAATTCTAGTATCAGCCGAAGTTGAATAACGCAGGTTCCACACAAATATATTTGAGAATGCAACAGGCGTGCGTAGCCAAAAAGAAACAGTAACAGTTTTGCCACGCAAAGGTATTGTGTTTGCAGTTTCTATTGTTTGAGTAAAATTATAGTTGGAAAGAGTTGCTGAGTTTGCTGCAACTTTTGCATAATACTGAAAGCCTGGAACACTATCTGTTGTACCTTGACTTACATTTGCCGTTGTTGATGTTCCAAATGATGCGTAATACCAACGATCTAATGTATAAACAGAGTTAACGCTTGTGAATGTGGTGCCTCTTTGCGCTATATCCATTGACCCATTGATCAAAAAATTCTTACCACTTACAAACGGTGCCACCGCCCCGCCCAGGTTGTCTTGGGTATCGGCTACATCTCTTGATCTAGTCATTGGTCACCTCAATAGTTGGCTGGTTTTCCTGAGCTGCAATCATCTCATCATAGGTGCTTTTTAGCATTGAGGTAAATTCACCATTTCCACGGTCAATGATGGCGTGTTCTGAAACAGTTCCATCTGGGTTATTGCTTTTAATGTAAATTACTTTATCCATTTTACAACTCCGCACTTAGTCCGATGTAGCCTGCTCCTGTTGTACCTCTAACTAATCCATAAAGATTTGCAATAAATCCCGATGAAGTTAAGTTAAGAGATACTGAGTTGTTTGTAGATTCGTTAACAATAGCAACCGCAGAAATAGCAGTTAAACCTGAAGCGGTTGTTTGAACTCCAATGTTTGAAAATTCTACTGCCGTTGGTGTAACTCGCATACTTACAGGGGGATTAAAATAACCTACTAAATTAGTAGTTGAATTTGTAATTCCTGAAATGCCTGTTGCAGTTTGACTACCTGCGCTTGAAGTTGAGCGGTAGTAATACCGCTGGCACAAAGCTAGTTCGCCACCGACAGACCCCGATGCAGTCTGAAACGCAGTTGCAACCGACCCCGCCTCAACTTGTACGCCCCAAATGTCAACCGTAGCCGCAGTTGAGGTTCGAATAAACTGGAAACTAAAGAAACTATTTGTTCCTACTGTTTTTCCTGAAATACTTGGAATAGTAAAAGTCTGTGTAAATCTTGTCCAAGATGTAGTAATACTCATTGCGCTTCCAGCAGTATTAACTGTTGCAGACCCCCCCGAACCAAAATTTTGCGAAGCGATAGGTGTTGAACTTATTGTTGTGCTTGCTTTAGCCCAAAAAGAAATTGTAACTGTTTGACCCGCAAATGTTCTTACATCTTCAATAAATTGTGAAATGTATTGAGGATTTCCGCCAGTTGTCATTGCTACTGTTAAAAAATACTGCCCCTCATATCCAGCAACGGGAGCAGTTCCAGGGGTAAAGGTTGAACGAGTCGCGGAAAAAGTTCCACCATCAACATCTACACGCCAACGGTCTGCGTTATATCCACCAGCAGTTGTAAACGGTCCAGCACCTCGTTGCCAAATACCAAAGTCACCATTGATAACCTTGTTTTTGCCAGCAAAGAACGAAGAAGTATTCAGCGGGTAGCGTGCATCAGATTGCGCCTGTGTGTAAGTGTTGGCCACATTGAAAGCGCCATACGCCACAACATTGACCACATCACTTGCAGTTGCTGCAATGCCAAGAACTACTGAAGTTCCATTGCTTGCCGTGTAATCGGCAGTGCGAACAAGAAGCACACCGTTGAGATAAACCTGCTCGGCACCTACTGTGTAAGAAAGTGTGAGTGAGTTTTGATCTGAACCGCTGAAAGTTGTTTGTCCAGCCGTGGCAACATAGTAATAAGTTACCGCTGCCGCTGAGCCTGCAGCGCCCGTGGCACCTGTTGCACCAGTTGCACCAACTGGTCCAGTAGCGCCAGTGGCACCTGCGGGGCCTGTAGCTCCAGCAGGTCCAGTTGCACCAACGGGTCCAGTTGCAACAACAGGTCCAGTTGCACCTGTTGCGCCAACTGCACCTGCAGGTCCAGTTGCACCTATCGGTCCAGTTGCTCCAATAGGACCAGTAGCGCCAACACTGCCAGTGGCACCAATAGGGCCAGTAGGTCCAACATCTCCAGTTACTCCCTGCGGTCCAGTGGCTCCAACAGGTCCAGTGGCACCAATTGGGCCAGTAGCACCTGTATCGCCTTGAATTCCTTGTACGCCTTGTGGTCCAGTTGCACCAGTTGCACCTGCAGGTCCAGTTGCACCTGTTGCTCCATCAATGCCGTTAGCACCTGTTGCTCCAACTGGGCCTGTAGCACCAATTGGACCAGTGGCACCCGTAGCACCATTGGCACCATTAGCACCGCTTGCACCAACAGGTCCAGTGGCACCGATTGGTCCAGTTGGACCAGTAGGGCCAGGTGTTGTTGAAGCTGCACCTGTAGCACCTGTTGCACCGATTGGTCCAGTTGGA